AAAATTTATTATTATTAACCCCAGCGACATCAACGTCAGTTGCGCTCTTAACACAAGAATTTAGCTCTAACAATAACGCTTGTGGGGACATTCCAACCTTTTGACTCTCCTCTTTCGTCGGATCAAAAGCGTAAATATTTCTTTTATTAAGTTCCGGAGTCATTTTGGTTCGCCAGATAACTCCACCATCCTTGTCAAATGGATTTTCCATACTCCCAATAAGATACGTCTTATAAGAACAATTCTCAACAGTCACGAAAAGATCTTTCATTATTCTTCTCCCATTTAAACAATATCACCATTAAGTTTAATTTTTTCATCTTCGTATTTTGAAAACCATCGACGATAAAGTTCTTTGCTTGATCCATCAAGCGCACCCATAACATCATTAATATGTTGATATTTCATTCCGTTAGAATTAATATACGAAAGACATGCCATGGTTATAAAATAATTTAACTCTCCACAATTATCAATCTTTCCTTCTAAGTTTTCTAAAATCGTTTTAAACTTTTCACGAAATTCTTTTTGAATGTATGGCATATTCTCTCCCTTATCTCCATATATTATACACAAAATACACTATTTGTCAAGATTTTAAACTTGTGAATCCATTTCTTTTTTCAAAAATAATTTTCTTGATTCCCTCTTGATCTGTAAACAGGGACTCAGCATTTTTATGGGATACGACATAGATACCTAAATCCTTGTTCTCATCAGCTTTTTCCTTTAAAATCTCATGAAGAAGTTTAATTCCCTCTTTATCAATACCACCAGCATCAATAACTTCATCTAAAACAAGCAAGGATGTTCGCATTCGGTGAAAAGAATATAAAACATCAAAGAATGATAGTAAAAGACTTAAATTAATTTTAGATTTCTCTCCCGACGATAAGTTTTCGTAACTATAACATCTTTGGCTTCCATCTGAAACTTCTGCGTCCAATTCATTATTAAATTGAATTCTATGGGGTGACGCAATTCTTTCAAGATATCTATTGATAGTTTGATTCAGATATTTTCTAAACACACTAATATAATATCCATAAAAATTTTTATCGGAAACTACATCCCGACAAACTTTGTAGATAATAAAATTGGTTTTTAGGAAATCGTACTTTTTATTAAGATCTACCAATTCCTCCCCGGCTCGCTTAATCTCTTCATTAATTTTATCGAGATTATTAGGATTAACCTTCTTGTTTTGAATCTGTGTGTTATATTGTTCGATTAAAACCCCTGACGTCTTGATATCGGAACTCTTAATCTCGTATTCTTGAATAACAGTTCTCGCGGAATCGATCCAATCTTTCATTTTTTGTAGGGATTGACGAACCTCTGAATTAGATTTTATCAACGCATTCAATTCTTCTTTTGACGCTATTGCTGTCTTTTTTATTTCGTCCTTTATTCTTTCTTTGGTTTCCGTCGTAATCGTTTGTGTACATCGATCACAAATGTTCTCTGAAACAACCCTTGTCCATGCATCTTTCATCTTTGTTAATAAATTCTGAAGTTCCTTTTCTCGAAATTCATTTTTCATAAATTCATATTGTGACTCCTCTAATTTTTTTGAGGCAGAATTATAATTTTCAATATAGGCGTCCATCTTATTACTAAAAATAGATTCTTCAATATATTCCATTCTCGTTTTTAAGGAATTAAAATTTTCTTGTTCTAAAATTAATTTTTGTTGTAGTTCTTCGATGCTTATGTCTACAACATCCCCGGACTCGGTTGCGTCATATAATCCTTTAAATCGCTCTACTTCCTTTTCCTTTGAAATTCGTTGAATATCAAGAACTTCCAATTTATTTTTTTTCTCTTTTACTTCTTCGGTTAGATTATCTTGTAAATAATCAAGAAACCCAAGACGAAATACCTCATTAATGAAAACTCTCTTTTCTCCCTTACCATACTCAAAAAAATGCTTACTAGATGTTCCATTGAGAACGATAAGATTTTTAAACACCTCAAATGAAATACCATCAAGTATTTCTTCAACAATAATTTTATTTGCTTCCCGCTTCTTAGACTCTTCCTTTTCAACTTCTCCATTTTTATAAATCAAAATTTTATCCGGTTTTAGACCACGCTCTACAATGTATCGAACACCATCTTTCTCCAAATATAATTTCACCAAACAATCGTTTTCATTATAAATATTAATCATTTCTGACTTGTTGATATTACGCTGTGTTCGGCCAAAAAGGGCAAATATTGGGGCGTCAACCAAACAGACGGTCTTTCCGGAACCATTAGAAATAGGAGTCCCGTCCATGTCGGAAGAGACATCATGATTAATTCCATAACAATATATTAAACCTGATTCATAATTAAACTCAATTCCATCGTTTCCAATACTCATAAAATTTCTTATATAAATTTTAGAAAACTTTATCATTTAAATATTCTCCTCAGAACAGTCTACTCTTCCCGTATCGACATCGTCCATTCGCATACAATCAAAATCAACTCCAAACAAAAATTTTATATTGTTTTTAGAAAATCTAGACTTCGCAAGATATATCATGAGTTGATTAACACGATCTAATTCATCATTTCGATTAATAGTTAAGAACAAATCAGCAGTTTGAGCAATAGCAATTGAATCCGAAACACTCTCTTGTCCAACATCATTTCCAAAACTACTCCGATTTGTTTGCGCGGCGGCAACGATTGCCAAATTAAAATCTTGGGAAAGTTGTCTCAATTCTTCCGATATCTCCTTTCCCCTCTCATAACTATTCATATTTTTATTAAAATGATTTGGCTTCAACAAACCAAGATAATCGACCATAACAACGTCAGGTTTAAAAACATTTACTTCTCCCTTCAGGGGGATAACAGATAAATTTCGTATGAGGGATTCAATGTCAGAAGGAGTTGATCCTCCACGCATAGCCTTAATAACCAATCGATTTTGATTCTCTCGAATTTGAATAAATTTTCCTGCTAGAGCGTCCCCCTCATTTTTATCGTTGATTCTCGCCCGCATCTCATTAACAGGAACCCCTAAAATATTGGCATCTACTCTTCTACCAATCGATTCTTCATCAATTTCTAAGGTAATATATAAAATATTCTTTATCTCATCTTTTAATTCTAACAAGTGACCAACGATATTAACCAAACACATCGTCTTTCCAGCATTAGATGGCCCAGCGAATATCGTTAATGACTTTCTATGAAGTCCAAAAAACGTTTCATCGAATTGCCGTGATCCTGTTTTTATCCTCAATCCAGAAGATGACCCCGCATATTTTTTAGCAAAAAAATCAGGATCAAAATAATTGGAACCCATGTTATTATCAATAACCGCTTCATTTAGCCGATTGAAATTATGAATAATCTTATCATAATTTCCAAGCTCATATTCTTCATAAGACGACAATAATGTTTTCTTAATAAATGACTTTTTAACAAAAAGGTCCAATTTAGAAATTAAATAATCGGGCTCCATAGTTTTAATTGAGGCAAATGTTTTATTTAATTCTTGAAAAACATCTAGCATCTCAGCTTGTGAAGAACCATCAAATTCTATCTTATAAACGGATTCCGCTGGGGCTTTCCCATATTTCTTATAATATTCTTGAAATACAGAAAAAAAATCTCTAAGATTTCCAGAAAAAAAATCTGGCTCAATTTTTATAACATAAGGATGAAATTCGATCGATTTAAATAATAATGCGGATAAAATCTCTATTTCACTCATTTGCCCTAGGATCATAGCTTCTCCTTCCATCAGTATACCAGAAAACATAAAAAAATCAAATAGTATTTATTTTTTAAATGAATTGGTTAAAACATCAATCATTTTCTCCTTAATTTCCTTTTCTGAATTTCCAAAAACTTGAATTGGCATTATCTGAAGATCCTTTTGAGACTTCATATCTTTAATAATCAAAGATGACGCCATCTTTGGAGAATTCGTCTGTGATATAAAAGCGACAAAATATCCGGTCATGGATGATTCAATGTTTTGTCGAATTTCATTATGTTTTTTATTTAGCGCCCCCATTTCATCTTCTTTACCTACACAAGTAAACTGTCTGCAAACGGATGGACGAGTTTCGTATATCTTACATTTTTTCGTTTCGGGATCACGATACAAACAAAACCCGTCTGGCCCAGACGCTAATGAAATAATCCCATTGGCAGTCACAACATGCGGATGTATTTTAGATTCATCATTTGTCAAATTTACAATCCATGCGTCTGTACTACAACAAACGCCTCCGTGCTTACAATTTTCACAATCACAAATAATATTTTCCATTGTATCTCTCCTATTAAAAAAGAAGTTCTTGTTTGTATGTATTACATGAGTCTGTGAATTTAAATCCTAAAATACTATCAAGCGTAAATTTAAATTTAACCGCATCTAAAACGGGTTGAAGAGGTTGTAGAATCAATCGTAAAAATATTTTTTCAACATCCAGTTTAAAATACTGATAGAGCTTCGGGTTCCATTTTCCCGTATAGACAATCGCTTCAATTCCCATCATATTGTTGGGGCAAACGAAAATAATTTTTCCCTTATCACCCGATACAATTTTTGTCATGTCCTGAAGGTCTTTGTCCCAATCGATTAGCGCATTAAGGGCTAGTGACCCGATAACGTGGTATGGACACCCCTTTGGAAAATCAGCAATTGCCTCTCTCGCATTTTTTATGCAAATATTACTTTGTGGTCCATATTTATATATATTTTCAACACCTTGAGCATAAGCAATATCATCAATCGGGTACTCCGGAATCTTCATCCATATTTCTTTAAAAAGTGTCAGTATCTCCTCTTCAGTCAAACCGCCCATTATTTTAATTGTAATGTTTTTAAGAAGCTCTCGAATCGTTTTTGAATAGCTGGATTTTTTACATTCAAGTCCCTTAAACACATAGCTATCCTTCAACCACTCCTTAGTTGTCTTATCGTATAAAATTTTACAGGCGTATTTTTTCTTAGATGTTATAAGCATTCTTTCACAAACTTCCTCCGTCTCATATTTAAAATAATTCATCGAACTTAACTTATCATTTGTAATGGATGAAATATATTTTTCCAACATTGTTTTAATTTCTTCATCTATTTCCAAACATCTTTTAACACAAGATTCTTTATTCTTTAAATCAAACCCCTCATACTTTAAAATTTTTCCATAGTTAACTAAAACGCTATCCGTATCCATGTATATAATTTCATATAGTGGATTAATTAAGTTGATTTGATGTGCTACTGCCTTGTTTAAGTGTTGCCCTGTTATTGTTATCGCTTCTGCTAGGTCTATATTAAAAAATCTAAAATATTTCATCGCCAAAATTCCATAAATCGAATTCATCTTTATTTTTTGAATATTTTGAATGATATTATATCTTTCCGCTAAAATTTTATATTTTTCCTCTTTTGTTTCCTGAAATTTTTTCTTGTACTCGAAATATATCTTCTTATTCTTTTTTCTATCTTCAAACCAAGTGTCGAGCAATGCGGGAATAATTCCCTTCGCCCCCTTTGTGTAAATCGTTCCATTCGCGGCGAGAGAAAAATTTCTATCCTTTAAAAATTCACTAAATTCCCTAGAATTATTAAAAGTTAATATCTTTGTTCTACACGTATCAATATCGACTTTCTTTTTCAGATATTCGGCTGACTCGCTTAAAATTTCCCTCTCGGAAGACCCCAATGATAAGTTTAATTCATCATAAAGTTCCACCGTTAACTTTCCCGGTAGTATAGAAAAACTTTCATCGAAAAGGAAATCATTCCCGTTAAACACCTTTCCTTCAAATTCTCTATTTAAAATTTTCCCTCTAAATGTATCAGAAGAGATATTAATAGATCGAATACAAGATGGGTAAAGACTCGTTACGTCAAAGATTGTAACATATTCATATATTCCCGGAATCGGTTCCTTGACATAAGCTCCTGTTATCGTGGTATCCTCTAAAATTTCTCCTCGCTTTGGACCATCTGGTATTTTTAATCCTCTCTCTTCGCAATATCTATAGATGGACGCATCATGAACGCGAAGCCATGAAAAATCCTGCGGCATTGCATCGGAAAAAGGCAAACCGGACATATAACATAGAAGAATAAATGTATTCATTAATTTCTTTTTATTATCAATTTCATAAACTAATTTTGTATCCTGAATATTATAAAGAACAAATTTATCCCACTGTGTTTCATAAAAATTTTTCATTGTTCCTTCGTATTCATGCTTCCCCTGCCCATCAATTTTAATTCCCTCTTCATCCGCTATATTTGAAAGAGAATAACTTCTGCGTGGACTCAACTCAAACTTTTTATAAATAGTCATGTAATCAATAATAGAAATCCCGCGAATGATATATTTTTTAGCCTCATTCTTTATCCAAGCAGATCCGTTTCCAAAATGATTTAAAGCCTTATCCCCAAAAGTATAGAGCATTCGATTTAAAATAAAACTTATATCAAATGCTACGTTCCAACCCGATATAATATGAGGATCGTACTTCTTTAGATATAAAATAAAGTTTTTTAATAATTTTTTCTCGTCGTCACAAAGGACATATTGAAATTCATCCGTATTTTCGCCGGAATAAGGTTTTGTTCCAAACGTTGTCGTTTTGTTCTTCGCCACATTGTAACAAGTAATTAATTGGATACCACCTCTGGAACAGTTGGCACTCCAACCGTCCAAAAAGCCCTTATCATTAATAATTGTCTCAATATCTAAATATATAATTCGTAATGGCGGAATTTCATCCTTTTCTGTGTCGAATTCAAAATTTTCAGCTAAAAATTTAACCGTTGGTTTAATATCCGATGAAAAGACCTTCTTAGCATTCTGTAGCGAGAGGGGTGGATTCTTATCATAAAAATCACTGACAACAGGAATTAGAATTTCGTTACCCCATATATCGCGATCCAACGATCCTTTTTTACCGAGACGGGTGTTAATAACTGCTTCAGTGTTTGGTATATACGAGGTATTTCTAAGAGTTTGTTGATCGTGCTTCTCTTCCCACTCTCCGCTAGAATTTTTTTCAAACCAAGAATATTCTATGCGATGCTTCAAACTATTATACGTTACATCTCCGAAATTTCTAATTTTCTTACTCACTATCTCTCCTATCATTCATTTGAAAGACCAATCCTATTTCAATAATTACTTAGTCTCGGTTTCTTCTTTTCTTTTTAAAGATTCAATTTCTTTCATTGCCGATTCTCTTCCGCAATTAAAAGCATTTTCAATCGCTTGCGGGATACTAAAAATGTCCCAAGAATCAGTTTGATACTTTTTTCGCATTTCGCGACAAAGAAACTCGGCAACTGTTTTATCAAGAACAATAGCCGATGTTCTGATTCCATCACTGACGACATACGCTTCCGAGACAATTGACTCACAAACCAACATTAACTTCTTTATAAGTTCCTCATATTGTGGCGTCATAGAATAATCCCTAGTCAATAATAAAGAAATCCGAAACACCAATTAATTTCTTGTTATCGGTAGTTTTATAGACCTTCCCGGTTGCAAACTTAGATTTATAAACATAATTATCGGCATGTTCATCATTACGATGAATGTGACATAAATTTGCATAAACATCAGGAATATTTGGCTCCTCGTCCTTTTCAAGAAGTTCGGATGCGGTCCCTGTTATTTCAATAATACTTCTCTTTTCCAACTTGGAGGCAATTTCCCAAACTCTTACAATATCTTGATCGTCAACACCACCTTCATTTTTTCCAATTAGCTTAAATAAATCTTTAAAACTGACCAACGTTAATTCAGGTGATTGACTTTCTTCTGCGGCTTCCGGGTATTTCAAAAGAATATGTGCCGATTGAAAAAAGATCGTCTTGTCCTTTTCTGTTTTTTGATTCGTCTTAATTCCGTACCGACGGAGTTCCTCCGCTAAGAATCTAATATTTGCCGTGAGATTAAACCGAACCGTGCTGCGAATTGTACTAAACAAATCATTAATGACCTTACTCATACGTTACTCCTAAAGTAGACTAAAATTAGTCAGTGTGTTTGAATGAACTCGTTATTGGATCGTGAATATCAAAGCCAGAAATTTCGTCCTTAGAAAATTTATACAACGTAATATCGATTCTATCTTCTTCGTCGTCAAAAATTATAATTTTTCTTGGAGAAAACGATGTAAAAAGATCAGCAAAAAATACTAGAATTCTTTGTATTTGTTCTTTATCCTTTACTATTGAAAGAGTTTGTAAATAAAAACAATGAATCAACTTTTTACAAATTTCATTAATCATTGTGTTGATTGATAGAAAAAATATGGATAGATCTTCAATCTTTTTTTTGAACTCCTCACTTTGAAGCGCATTCGGATATTTCAACTTAACATGATTTAAAAGATGATCTCTTACAATATGCAAACCGTTCGCCTCTAAGAAATTCATCATATAGGAAAGTAAAAATATTTCATTGCAAAGATATACGATATCACCAGATGTAGGATTACAACTTCGTATGGTACGTAAAAAATCAATTACGTTTTCAGCTCTTAGAGATTCTTCCGCCAATGTCTTCAGAGAACAAACATAACAAAAAAGTCTATTATTTAAAATCTCTGAGTTAAAAATTTCTCTCGCATTGTTGAGGTCGCGAAGCATTGCAGAAAATTTAAGTAGTTCGTCTTCTGACAGCCCCCAAGATTTAATTTCTTTAACAAACTCAACGACTCTTTTATCCATGGTATTCATAGTAGGGCTTCTATTTCTTCTCTAGTTCCGATTCGATTTGAAAAGACATTCAAGGAATCTATAAAACTTTGAACATATTTTTTTTGTTTTCTATCTAACCCCCCAACGATGGAAAATGGATACAATCTATGAAAAATTGCATAAAACACTGATATCGAGATCGCAATGGCGTCAACTTCATCATCTTCGCTAACCTGATATGAGAACCCAAATCTTTCAATTTCTTTAGACATTAGGTCTTTGTTTGCATTTCCGTTCCGACCTACAACCTTCTTAACCGCCGTAATTGGTGCGTTTAAATAAAAATAATGATCCTTAGTTTTAAAAAACTCAAATAATGAAGTTTTAAAAGCCCCCTTTAGTTCCGCGAGCTGTGTTACTGATCCCTGGGAGTGGTAAGAATAATCTTCCGTAAAAACGAATTTTGTTTTGGATTCAGATTCCCATTTTTCTATAAAAGATATTAATGTTTTTACTTGATAATCAACTCGATCGACAACCATTTTCTCAACTGAAAAATTATCTTCTAGCGTAGGTCCTACCCCCATTCCTTCTGAATCTCTAATTTGTTTTCTTACTCTCGCCAATTGTTTTTTTTCTTCTTTCCGCTCCTTTATTTCCGTAGAATAAGAAATTTTAAAACATTTTTCTAACCTTTCCTTTGTGGTTCTGTTATTTCCGACCAAGAGTTCAAACAGATAATCTTTATGAGATTTGTCGAAAATACATTCGGCTATTGCCAATCCGGTTGAACTTAGACTCGCATCAATCCCAAATATCGTTAAGCTCATGTTTTCCCTTTCGATGCGACTATCATACACGAAGACTTGAATTTGTCAACACAAATTTTCGAAATCCCAAAAATATTTCTCTATTATATATTCAAAGAATATTATTAAGTAATATTAAGTAATTATATACTATTAAGTAATTTTATCTGAGAGATAATATATAATTACTTATAATTACTTATAATTACTTATAATTATATAAATTTATTAAATTCGGAAAATTTATAAATTTTTTGTTTGACAAATCGAAAAGTTATGTTATACTCCTTCCTAGGAGAAAACATGACAGAAGGGGATGTTCAGAATATTTTGTTTAAGATTTTGATTCGTAAACATAATTATCTTTGTCCAAACGTATTTTTGTTTAATTGGGAATCTGACTTTATATCGGTAACAAAGGCCGGATTTATAAATGAATATGAAATTAAACTTTCAAAAAATGATTTTAAAAATGATCAGTTACACAAAGAAGAAAAGTTTACAGTTTTAAAAGAAGGAAAACTTATATCTAAAACAGATTTAGAAAAAAAGAAATTTGGAAATGAAAGAAATTTGGAAATGAAAGAAATTTGGAAAGACCCAACATGTTTTGGTATGTTTGTCCAAACGGTTTGATTCAAGCTCGTGACATTCCAAAATATTCTGGTCTTATAACTTTTAATAATGAAAAAGGTTTTTGGAGAACAACTACTGAAAGGGTCGCGGTTAAATTACATAGAGAAAAAATTACAGTTTCACAAGAATTAAAAATATTAAAATCATTATATTGGAAGTATTGGAATTCGCACTTAAGAGAAGTTAAATAATTAATGGGAAACGGAGAGCAAAATGAAAATAATTGAACCAAGTGTTGAGTTAATGTGGTCAACGCCGCAAGCAGAAAAGATGATCGAGCTAGCCGGACGAACTTGCTACAAATCGGAACCAAAAATTTACTCAGATTGTAATAAATGTAATGGCACAGGAAAATACTTGGAAACGATAATTGAAAATAGAGAAATGATAGAATTAGATTGTGAAGACTGTTCAAACCGATCTTCCAAAGAATTTATTCAGAAGATCCTAAATTCTGGACACCATTCGGTTTTAGAACATTCGAGCGCAAGTTTAAAAATCACCACAGATAATGGAATTATGCGCGAGATTACAAGACATAGATTATTTAGTTATAGCATTGAATCGACTAGATATTGTAATTATTCAGGTGATAAATTTGGAAATGAAATTAAATTTATTAAGCCATCACAAATTAAAGATAATTGCGACAATGAGGATGCGTGGAAACAATCTATTCGATATGCAGAATGTGGTTATTTAACATTGATCAATATGGGTGTTTCGCCACAAAACGCACGAAGCGTTCTTCCCCTTTGTACCTCCTGTCAAATAACAATGACAGGTAATTTTAGAAACTGGAGACATTTTTTAGAATTAAGACTCGACAATTCAGCACATCCTGATATGATACTGTTAGCTAAACTTATCTGTTCTGAACTAAAGAAGATTGCACCAAGTGTGTTTGACGAATTTGATTGTAAATAACTAAGGAGAAAATATGCAAGAAATTAGAACTAATATATTGGAACATTATGAGAAATTTCAATTGATTGTTTTAGCAAATTCACTTTATCAAAAAAAAGTTCTTGGTGAAATTGTTGTTCCAAAAGATGGAATTGTTCGCGAGTTTGTCAACAAGTGGCCCGATATTCCTAAATGCTTCGGTTCATCCGTTGGTAAATATGGCGGCTGTCCTAGTATAGCATATACTATCAAAGAATCGAGATTCCCAACAAAAATTTTGACATTTCCAGTTACCCCAACATCCCTTCGGGTTGAGAATCCAGAAGAGATCGTTGTCGCGAGATTCGCAAAGAGATTTAAACACTTTTCGTTACTATGTGGTTGGATGCTTAGACCAAGACTTGATATGATTGAGTATTCTTCTATAAAGTTAGCAGAAATAGTTAAATTTTATAAATTGACAAGTGTTGCGTTCCCAGTCGAGTCGATGGGGCTTGGTGAGGGGGATGAAAAATATTACGACGCCGTCAGAGATATTTTCTTAAAATATTTTGGAAACTTACCGATAACACTTTGTTATTCACTAAAAGTCGAATCCAAAGGGGAAGCGGTCAAAGAAAATACGCAGACAATAGTAGGTTCAAGTTATAAGGAAGAGGAAGAAGAAAATTTATAATTAAAAACTTCTTGACAAAATTTGTTTTTGTCATATAATGGATGAGAGAAAAGGAGAAATAAAATGACAGTTAATTATGTAAATCCAATGAATTTTAATCAACAAGGAATTCAACCAATGAACAATGCGCAACCGCAACCGCAACCGCAACCGCAACAAGTAGCGATTAATCCAATGCTCCAAGTGATCCCGAATCCAGCACAACCCGTGTTGACAAATCTAAATCCTCAGATTCAGCCACAGAATAATCCACCGGTGGGGGCAGAAAAAAATATCTGGTATCACGTCATGTCTAAGAAAGATTATCCAAAGCTCACGGAAATCGGAACGGTAAGTATCATTGTAAGATTTTTGCCCGGAATTAATAATAATGGAATTTATGAGGCACTGTTTGAAAAGAACACGGCAAATACAATGTTTCCATCTACTAAGAAATGGTTAGTACCAATCCTAGTTTTATCTGACCCGCTTCACCCACAATACAATGGGTTTGTTGGCGTCACCGAAATTACAAAAACTCTTATGCAAAGGATCAAGAGTAAAAATACACCGGCCAATTATTTTGATTTTAACACCGGACATAATTTTCATATTAATATCACCCTTCAAGCAAGCAATGATGGAAAGCAAGTTTGGCCGAATTATGGGTCATCTGGATTTGAAGCGCAACCAACATCTTGCAATGCGGCATACGTTCTTCCTCGAATGCAAGAAGGTAAATTTGCTGATTTCGCTTCTTTTGTCGGGTTAATAAATAACCCAAAGAAATCACAACCAAATGCTCATACGCAGCAATCTCTCACGGTGCAGACAAGTCCAAACACGCAATCGCCCACTACGTCAACGGGACAAGGTTTTTATTATTCGCCCAATCCGCCAATTGGAACACCTATTCCTCAAAATTCTCCAATTGTAAATCAAAATGGAACGGAGGAAGAGTTTAATCAAATTTTTGGCAACTAGGAGATTACGTGAGCATTTATATTGAGTGCGATATTTGTGGTAAAAAGGTGTTAGCTAATAAAGATATGAAGTCTAAAGATGTAATTCATTATTGGCTAACACCTTCTGTAATTTATAATATTCTACCCGATAAAGCAGAATTAAAAGAAGTTAAAGAGGTTCATGTTTGTTCTAGGTGTGACCCTGCGTTTGACAAAAAGGTTAATGAATTTAATAACGCAAATAAAGATTGGATGATGCTTTTAATCGAATCAACTAGAGACGAAATAAAACAATTAGATAAAGGATAAAAATGTCTAAAAGTATTTTAGAACAAATTGCTTGTGAAAAGAAGTATTCCGATTTAAAAATGGAATCTATAAAAAATCAGGAAAGTGCTGACCATATATCTACCGGAAGTCTTGCCTTGAACGGAATTCTCTCCGGAAACGTGCTTCTCGGAATACCGGATGACACGATGGTTGCTCTATGCGGAGAGTCAAACACAGGAAAATCTTACATATTGGCACATATTATTAAGAATGCAATTGATCGCGGATATGAAGTTTTAATATTCGATTCAGAACGTTCTGTTCGCAAAGATTACTATGAGAGAATTGGTTGCGACTCCTCTAAGATTTTTAGAGTCCCCGTCGGCAGCGTTCTCGACTTCAGAAATAAAGCATTTAAAATTATAAACGATTATTATACAAGATCTAGAGCGGATGGGCAAGAAGGGAAACTTTTTATTGGTTTAGATTCCTTGGCTAATCTTGCATCCGAAAAAGAATTGGCAGATTCGGAAAAGGAAAAAGTTGTAGCGGATCAAGGAAATAACGCTAAAGGCCAAAATTCGGCATTTCGTGTTCTATCGTCTCTCGCCTCTGAGTTTAATTTTCCATGCGTGTTTACAAATCACGTTTATGCTAGTATTGGAGAGTTTATTGCAACTCGACCGACTATATCGGGTGGAGCAAAGGCGATATATAATTCACACATAATTCTTTTCTTTGAACGACTCGTTAATAAAGAAGAAGTAGAAAATGCGTTTGGAGAAATGAAAAAGACCCAAATCGGAATTAAGATGAAGATTACGACAATTAAAAATAGAGAATATCCGGAAGAAAAATCTATTAATTTACACCTTCGATATGATGAGGGATTAAATCCATATTCCGGATTACTCGATTTTGCAATTCGTGCAGGCGTCATAGAAAATAAACCAAAAGGATATCTTGTAACAGCAACCGGAAAAACAGTTTACGATAAAGATCTATATACAGCCGAAATATTTACCAAGGAAGCACTTGAAAAAATTAATGAATGGCTAAGTAAGAATGGTTATTCTTCACTTTCCGATGTATTTTCCTCTGACGTTGCTTCCGCACTACAGGAACTAGGGGGAGAAAGTGAAGAAGATAATTCTCAAGAAAAAACAAGTAAGAAAAAATAAAACAAAGGATAGTAAACCTATACCAAAAGAGAAATCTAATAAAAGGCCAGTATCCCCGTCTAAATCCAGTCATTATATAGATAAAGAAGAGCTATTTAATGAAATCGTAAGTAGTCAAACTAATAATCAAGTTTCAGATAAACTAGCAGAAATGTTCGGTAAAATTATAGACGGAGTCTCGCACAGATTCTCTAATTTACAGTATTACGATATTTTAGATGATGTAAAACAAGATTGTTATCTATTGCTCATACAAAAATATAAAAATTTTAATATAGAAAAGAACACGTCTTGTTTTGCATACTTCACGACAGTTGTTTATAATCAAATACGGTATCAATTATCTAGGTCTAAACGATACAGAGATAATAAAGAAAATATGATTAATGCTGTCGTTGAGTTCGTTGAGGCACATAAACAACACTTTCTGGATGATAAAGAGGACAATTAATGTCTAGAATAATAATTCTTGGCGACTATCATTTTGGACTGCGTAAGAATAATAAACTTTTTCATGATATTCTTATGAAAGAACTCGAATGGTCATTCTCTATAATTAAAAAGGATGATATCATTATTATTTTAGGAGACGTATTTGAATCAAGATCAGCCGCTGATTTTAAAATACTGAATGATGCTTGGGACTATTTTATTAGATTGTCTCGCTCCTGTAAAGAGGTCTATATTCTAGCCGGAAACCATGATGAGTATTATAAAGATACATCAAGAGAAAATACAAATTGTAGATTTTTAGAATTTGAGCCCAGTTCTGACAGTAAAATATCTCCTGTTCGCGTAATTACTGAATTAAGCGAAATAAAGCTCAATAACAAATCGTGTCTATTCATACCCTGGATTGATTCAGAAGAGAAAAAGAATGCAGCTAAAGCGGCGCTAGGGGGTAAATTTGACCTAATATTTGGTCATTTTGATCTTATTGGATTATATTCCAAGACAGAACGAGACGTAAACGTATTGGCTTTTGACGTATCTGACTTTCCAAAGGAGTCAAAGGTTTTTTCCGGTCACTATCATAAACGAGTTACTAAAGAAAACATTCAATATGTTGGATCCTTTGTCAATAGTACATTTAATGATGTAGATGAAATTAAAGGATTATATGTTATTGATAATGATAATGTATCATTTATAGAAAACAATTGCCCAAAATTTCGATATATGACAATAGACAATCCATTAGCCTTTATAAAAGCTTATAATTCTTCGAATACAGTTGTAAAATCTGAAATGGAAAAAATAATACACGGTAATTTTGTTAAGTTATTTTTAAATGAATATAAAAAAGAAAACGAAGATGTTTATAAAATTATTAAGTCAATGAGTCCAATTGAAATTATTGTTTCATTTAATCGAATTACATTGGAAGAAGAACCGGTCGAGGAGTTTGGCGGGTTTGACCCAAAGACAGATATCACTATTGTTCTAAATCAATACCTAGATACAATCAAAGAAAAACTACCAACCGAAGTAAAGTTAGAAGATATAAAGAAGTTGATAGAAATGAAAAGTTCTGAATATCGACAACTTGTTTAGTAGTTAGATGATGAAACATTAATTGTTGTTTTGTCTATATTGTTTGGATTGCAATTAACCTCAACCGTAAATTTAGACTCACATGGCGTGGTTGTTGCACAAAGTTCGTAAACTGAAACGCTATCAGATTGAAGTGTCGCACAGTCTGATGCACAACCGAATAAGATGACTTCTAAAATTCTGGAATTAAATTTAGCAGTTTGATTCTTTTGATAAACTTTGATTAAGATGTCGTCTCCGACAATTACTGGATATCCCGAAATATTATTGTAAGTGGAATTATAGTTCTTTAAATTTGTTTCTAATGAATCAATTGAAATTGGTCGCTCAATATCTAGGGCAGCATTAACGCTTTTTCCATTTACTAAAATGTCAACGTAGAAGCAACTATTTGTTCTTGTCAATTTATCATCTGTCATTAAGTTATCTGAAAACATAGACAACCTAATTCCTTGAATTAGAAAGCTGACCGGGGATTTCACAATATCTGAAAAAAAGCGATCCGTGAATAAATCATTTCCACTTCTATTTTGAAGTGTTATATTTGTTTTAAAGTAAGCGTCTCCCAATTCCCATTCTTTTGTCCCCTCTGGAAAAGCATTTTTATACGCCTCATACCAAAAACAACCACATAATGCAATCGTCATGTTATTATTATTCCAAGTCAGAAGTTCGTAAATACTCTCATCACTAAAATCGACAGAAACTTCAATAAAATCATCTTCCCAAACATGAATATCGCATTCTGTTCCATAGATCATTATGTTATAATTTTGTAATTGAGGAATTGGTAAAAGTTCAATTTCACCACCATTAATTTTAAATGAGATTTTATACTCCGCCTTTTCTGGAAGGGCGTCCGGAAGTCGTATTGTTATTGCACTAAATTTAAAGTCAACGGGTGAGTAAAAACTATCATATGTTTTGTTGTAGTTATTGTTTCCAGTGACTTGTTGAATTAAGGATGTAATATCGTTTTCTAATTTATATTGTTCGGGGTTATATGAGTCTTTTAGAATTTCAGAATCGGGATATGGAATATTTCGTTGATGCCCCCGTAAGGTAATCGTGAATGGATTTGCTTGTTGCCAGTATTCAATGCTTGTGGACATAATTATACCTTATCGCATTCTAAAACCCAACATACTAAAAATATTTTTAAACCGTAAGCGTCACCCTCGGCATATTGGACACCAAATCTTAATAATGAATTTGCTAAAATTATATTATCATCTGTATCGGTTGTAAATGGTCTAAGTTTAGGAGTCTGTTCAGTCACGGTCATATAATCATCTGTGTCATCAATTGCATTACTAATTAATGAATTGTTATAATATAACGTCAATGGTATATTAACATTAACATCTTCATTATCTTCAATCCCAACCAAATTGACGGGGACAGAAGAATCATCCGTCCCAAAATCCCAGACATTAATTTTTACGCATCCATATGAAGCCTTGGTGTGAAGACATACTTTTATCTTTTCAATCCATAAATTAAAATCCGGACTTCTAAATCTACCGAAGCACAGGTCAGTGTTTTCGGTATATGTTCCAGATTCATAACTTGTATATGGTTTTGGATATGATGGAAATGAATAACTATCCATATCTACTTTTGGAATAAGTAATTTTTGTGTATCCGTAAAGTTTAAACGAATATCATTTGCTGTCGCCGCTTGTATAATATACTTCCTCCAATTCTCATTTAAATTTGTTGGAAGCGGGTCTGGCAGATAGTGGACAGATGTATTAGGGTTTATACTCATAATCACCTTTATGGATTATAGAAATCTCCGAATCCATTATTCCAAAGCAAAGAGATTGAAGCTGGATTAAAAATATCATCACTTATTCCCGTCTCATCAACAAATCCCTTGAAAACAGAATTTGTATCAATTGAAAGATCATCATACGCCTCGTCTTGCTGCCCGCCAATTAAAAAGCTCGTCTGATTTTGCGGCGTTATTCCGTTTCCCGTAAGAATTTCGGAACCGACTTCCTCACCATTAAGATACAGGGTTAGTTTTTGTGTAATTGGATCGAGAGTGACAAACGCCAGACACCATGTATTGAATAAATTAATCGTTTCTAATTGGTTCAAGTTTAGTGGTGCGGACGCGGCTGTCACGATAGAACCATTATCATTAATATCAAATTTTAAGAAAACCTCATCCACTGTCTCCGATAATGATGATCGTTCTAAATAAAGTCTGTAAGAACATTGATTTAATGTGAAATCAGCACACCATTTTGATAAAAGAACCCATTTTTCTCCCCGATTAAGAATAAATGGACTGATATCTATGGCCTTAAATTTAAACCATTGCCAAATGGAGAATTTATATTGTAAATCTAATGATTGATTATAAATGTTGGTGTTTTCAATTCTAGCTAAATTTGGTTCGCCAGAATCTTCAAAAAATGTGCATAAAGAATCTCTATGTATAAAATCAGATTCTACAACATTTGAATCTATTCCGACTAAATTGGAGATTAGCTTTGCCGGAGATAAAACACCCGCTAGATTATTTCTTCCAGCGTAATCCTCAATCTGATAATTGACGTCAACAGCGTCCATCGTCCATAATGAAGATATTTCATATTGATTGAGAATATAGTTTGAATAACCACCCGAACAAGACATAAAAATAATAGTCCATTCCCCGACGACAGTCATCCAACTCTCGAAATAATTATCTTCTAAAAGCGCAACTCTCGAATATAGGATGTCATTAAAATATAATCCAAATTCTACTAAATTTTTTCCTATCAATTCTACAGCAGAATTTCTGTCGAATTGGAAATTAAATTTTATAGACTTGGAGGCTGGATAGGAGTGTCCCGTAATATCAAATGTTTTAATCGTGTGATTTCCATCAATAGCGTGAATTCCCTCCAGACTTTCTAATGTTGACATATTGTAATACGAGCCAGTCGGCGTTTCTATAAAATTGTCACCCCATGATGAAATCTTTATTGTTGTCGTGTTGATATCACCACCCAATGAAAGGGCTGTTACATGCGGAGAGTTTTTTATTACCAAATTTTTTTTGAATAACTCTCTACCTGTCTCTTTTACAAATAATTTTAATTGACCGTGAGCAACGATTTCAGAGTTATTAGATAAAAACATTTATTTTCCTATCTGTTTGTTTATTATACATTATTTATACCCGAACTGGTTGAATTTCTGAACTAATTAAAATTTCAGGATAGTCGGAAGAATATCTAGTATAATCACTAAAAGTTGGAGTCCATGGAGTATAAGTACAATTATAAACCGTGTTTACGTTCATCGCTGATATGTTATAAATATCCCAAGCACTAACGATGGTATTCGGCGGCACCGTATTGTTTGAAGTGTAATACGTGCCAATCGGGTTGCACTCCGAGTTTATTTTTATTGGCATAAATATTTCTTCATCTAATAAAGTTAACCACTCTGCAATCGTCGTATAAGGATTGTCTTCATATGCTTCTGCCAAACAATGTACCGACCAATTGAATTCCAACAAGTCGCCGGCCCCGTCCACGGATACTTTTTGAATCTTATCAAACAAATTAATTCTAAATCTTGATCTTATTAAACGCGGGATCGTTGATATCCCATCATTATACTCATAATAAAACCAATCTGTATCAAACTGACAGGCGTCCTCAAAACTTGAATATCTATTATTTACTTTTCCTATTTTTTGAGATAGTAAGCAAGTTGGGAGCTTTGAGATTCCAGAATTAATCTCTTCCGTTTCAAAATTATAAAAAATAGTCATTGGTGTGAAATTTGATAGATATAAAATGCTTCGTTGTAGATTACAATCACAATTCGGTTCTTCTGGATTTCCTTCTATGCGTAATTGTACATATTCCCTAGAGTTTAATTTTGAAATTTCATTCATCTTTTTTGTACCGTAGTTATCAATTTCAATATCGACAGACTCTATGGTCGATTCATCCTCACCAATGATCTGTGAGGATATTCCTATGTTTATCCTTTCCTGAATAAATTCATTTTTAGAATTTATCGTCGAATATCGTTCTAGAGTATTTTTAAATGCAGAAACTTCTTCACCATCAATAATAACATTAACACCATTTACCGTATTCCATTCCTTGAAATATGGCTGTCTTTCTCTGGTTTTCAGTCTTACATCTGCATTATAACTGACATTAATTTTATTATTTCTAATACCTAAATTAAAATTATACATTGTATCTTCGCAGATAATAACTTCTGATTTTGAATCCTCCTCTCTTGTAAATTTTTCACAATAGAGAAGAAGATATTTATCTGTCATTTCTATTTTATAAATAATTGGTCCAGATGAAAGAACTGGAAAGTTTTTAGTAACTCTTGAAATGTCAATCCTATTGTGCTCGGTATAAAAGCCATTCATTTGTACAGAATGTATGATATATTTTTTTGTCGTTTTATCTATATAAGAAAAAATAACATTAGGATCAATTGTAAATTTTTCAATTGCATTTGTATCAACCCAAAATAATTTTGAGAAGTTTTGTATATTTAAAATAAAACTCGATAATTGGATTTCAAAAAGACCACAGTTTTTTTCATATGGACTTGTTATTTCATTTTCGCTATTTAGGAATTCTTCTTTTGCGATTACTAAAAGTCTGTGATCGATGGTATATTCAATTGTATTTCCAGCGGCAATCACCTCAACCTCGTTATTTTTTTCCCACTCACCAAGCCTAGCGTTCCACACAACAACATCACCATATTGCCAGTATTTTATTCCATTTAATTCTATATTACCGTCATTCGAGACTGTCCAATAATCACCATCATTTGGAGATAATGCGGGGGTTGATCGCTCTAAATTATCGGCATTCCAAGTTCCTTGTTTTGTATATATATCATTTTTATAAGTTTGATTTTCTTTTGGAATGAAAACGTCAACAATTGTTTCCTCCTCAATGTTATTACCAATAATTTTATTTAATTCTGACTCTAGAATGTTAGAAACATTTCTCTCTTGTAGAATATATTTGGATCCCAATCCAGATGGAATGTAGCCCAAAACAGAATATGCAAAACCGTTGTCTTCATTGTTATAATTATATCCATCTCTACTTACACAAACATACTCGCCAACTGGGTATAAAAATCCAGAAGGATCATTTGGGTCTATTGTTTTTGTTTGTTCCTCGATAATAAACGAATAAACAAATTTAACATTTTTAATTGTATCCGGTATCAGAGGGTTTGGATAAAACTCAAATGTATTAGTTGTATCCGCATCATAGAAATTCAACCATAAATAATCCATTGATTTTATATTAATGACTCTCGGATATATATTTAATGGCAAATATAATAAGTCAAGCCATGTTATACCAATATCTAATTTTAATGTCTCAATCGCCAACGTATCATACTCTTCTCGATATCGAATTCGTTTTAAATTATATTGAAAGCATCCAAATCCCCCCGTAGGTTTTAAATTCTTTTCCACGAAATATAAATTATTTGTATGATATTGTTTAAATTTATCCTCTATATTGATTATCTTGGGGACAAATTCCGCGTTAACAACCGTAATATCAGATCGAACCTCCGGAGAGATGAACTCTAATGATTCAGTGTCGTACAAATTTATTCTATCATCATAAACATATAGATTTTTAAATTGACGAATAACAAGAAAATAATCATTTAATTTATAGACATCATCAACAATGTTGATGATATGCCAATCTTCTCTATCTTTTCGACTAATAAAAAGATACCCATCGGCAACGGCAAATCTATGTGTTTGTAATTCGATGTAGTTCGTTATTTTTAAATTAATGTTTGAAAATATTTCCACTTCTTCATAATTCTTAAGAAGTGAATTTAAGGTGATTCCCTCTCGAAGACTTGTAAATTTATTAAATCTTCGACCCGCTTCATCCTGATCTTCATGCTCCTCAACATCATCAAAATTTATTTCGTTATCACTGACTTGTCCATAAAAATCAAATAGTCTTTTTAAAAGAATTTTTACACCCTTAGATTTATGTAAATCTCCAGCGTTCTTGGTAAAGAAAATAAATGATGGGATTATGAAACTTTCAATAAATGAGTCCAAGTTCTCCTCATTATTACCGATCAAGCCAGAATCGATTTCTCTTTTTTGCCATAAACGTATTAATTTAGCAACTGTGTTTGTAAAGTGATCCGTATCCAAATATAAAGATAATTGTTCCAATATCAAATCTTTATATGGAGAAGATTCAACGAGAGATGTATTTTCATTTCCATTAATATTTTTATTAAAATTACGATCTGAGTTTAGGTCAAGCGTATTTAAGATGCTGATTTCTTGAACGCGACGATATAATTTATTAAATACATTTTCCATTCCCCTTACAAGATCATCGTAATTTGAATTATCTTGTAATGGATCTAGGGATTGGTTTGATATATCTTTAAAAAAGGAATAAAAATCGAAGTCTTTTATTTCTTTATACATAAATCATCCTAACCAAGTTGGATGTTTCCAAGAATGGCAAAGTCCCCATCTCTCAAAACAAAGTCGCCTAGTGTGTTTGATAATGCTTGTTGTTTTAGATAGTCTGTTCTTGGGGATAAAATCACTCTCGCTCTTGCCACGCCCGGAAGACTATTAATACTATTAGCAAAATCTATTGTGTTTAGTGTATCTCCAAGTATTCTGTTTTTTGGTAAAAACAATTCAACTATCTTTGCTCTTATTGAATTTGATACTTCATCAATAGTAATAATACTTGTTTCATCCTTACTAAATACAACTCTTACATCAAAAACTTGATATATTGGGGCTAGAATATGATTTCTAACTGTTACCATCTTTATTTCATCTAAATCTTGTAAAATATCTTTCTTTGTTTCCACATTAAGGTATCCTCCCTCCTCTGGAACGGCAACAATGAAAATATCGTTCGCGTCCAAACAAGAATTGGGATATACCTTCGCTTCCCCCAACAAAAGATTTGCATTTTGTTTTATCAATATGTTAATATTAAGAGTTGCTTCTCCAGTATTCTGATCAACTAAACTATTATCTAAAAGGTAGACCCCTTTCACAGTATACCAGCCCCGAATATCTCCGCTCCGATCACAACAACACTCATTTTGAATATATCCAGATGTATTATAAATAAATTTATCAATTTGCACAAAGCACTGTTTTCCATTGATATATAACCCAATATTATCGGTTGAGATAGCGGGATATTCTCCTGTCTCTATATTTAATTCTGGGTTCAGCACCTCAACCTCAAAATGTACAACCGTACAGCAACTTTCGTTAGCCAAAACGCTTACCGTCTGCGATATGAGTGCTCCGCTGCTGTCACTACATGGTCTTGTTGTATCAACATAAAGAGCAGTCGATGTTCCATAGTTTAGTAAATCTGCTACCTTAGGTAAATTACCATCAATCGGCGGAAGAGGAAGCTCATCTGTATTATCAACGGTGAAAGCGGAATAAAACCCTTGAAGCGACCAATCTGTCGGTATTTTTCTTATCTCATTTTCTAAAATTGTAGCGGCCGTGTATGTCCCCCATCTTGGGTTTGTGCATTGGTTTTCACAGGGGCTACTTAAAAGCCCGGCCGTGACCGCTTCGTTGTAATTAAATGCCTTTACGTCGGTAAGATAATTATATTCTCCAAGAACATACCATTTATAATCAAAATGGTTTACTAATCTATTTTGAATACCAAAGTACAGGGGAGCAAACTTTTTAATTCTATCTAGAGTTTCAACGTTTAGTCCTGAAGAGCTTGCTTCTGGTTGAGACACCGTGAATTGACCGAGAATGTTGTTCGTATAATCATCGCTCACAAAATAGATATTGTCTATTAAACTATTAATCATATTTGAATCGATATTACCAGACGCACCAGTTGTTATAATATATTCAATTCTAATCGTTTTTCCAGCTTCCGGGATTTTTCCAAAACTACCTTCTCCAAAAAGAATCTCTAGTAATCCTTTTGGGTTTATAAATGGGACATAAATTTTTGAATCGGAGTCCCCATAAAACCACGTTAATACGCTCTCCCATTTTTCTTCTGAATTCGAGTCATCAAGAACATAAACATTAATTTCTTTGAAATCAATCAATGGGTTTGGAATTTCGAAGCTTTGAAGTGGGGTTCCATCACTTATAAAATCTACCGTCATTGGAATTCCTTGTACGAGTTCCAATGCAATACTATTTGCATTCCCGGTTGAGTCTAAAGACGGGTCTTTGATTGTTAAAATAGAATCTGTGGTATTTGTAAAGATAAGACTTTTATTTTTATTATTTGTCTTCTTGGTTGTAAATTGTGTATTTCTCGGAAAAGCCGCACTCCATCCATAATAAGAAGAAAGATCATCGGATATGTTCATTGCCGCGAAGTTCGGGGTAACCGTTACAGATGCCCGCGACCCCTTAAACCCATGTGCCTTATAACCGACGAGATTTCCCAGCATGTTTCCGGTTTCATATAATTGTGTTGTTTTAATATATTGTTCTGATGCCATGGCATTAATATAATTACCAAATATTGCGCCCGTATATGAAAACATGTTAACCAAATGGGATAAAAATGATCCTTCAAAATTGGCATCTTTAAACGCTTGTGTTGTTTTTAAAAATGTAATTAAGCCATCTTTGATTCCTTGATAGTCTATATCTTGAAAATTTATTTTTGTTAATGAATCAGCCATTTGTGTTTTCCTTTATTACTTATTTATTTGATGAGACTGATAAATCTTCATCAAAAATTCCGGATGTGATGCCATCTGTCAATAAATATTCGATCACAACATGAATTGTGTTGTGTGTTATGTCTGAAGAGTCTACGGTTGTGTTTAAAATTGTGATTGAAGGCTCATCCTTATTAATTGCCTCTTCTAGTCTTCTCTTTATTTCATATTCAATAAAGTTAATAGGAGAGGCGCTTTCAAAAAGTAATGGAGATATATTGGCACCAAAGAACTCTTCTAATGGTTTATCTCCAAAATTAGAAGTAAGAATCGCATAAATTGACTGGTTGACCGCATCCACATCTTCAACTAATTTTAAATCCCCGTTGAAATCCAATTCTAACGACCATGGTATGTCTCGCCGATAGGCGAATGGGATTCTATCTCCGGCTACGTTTTCTATCGGATTTATTATGTCTGACATACTATTATCTTTCTATTGGTTGTGAAACTGAAACACAATCTACGGATTCAATAGTAGAAGAATCATTTGAATCACTCACGCCAGATGCCGACGCCTGAACGGCGAATCCACCAAGACTTGTTGCTGTTCCGGAGATTCCCGGAGTATCAATTCCTGATACCATCGCGGCCGGTCCTGTCACAAGTATATTTCCATCCACCAAAAGATTCCCTGTTATTTCCACGTTTGGCGCATCCAGACGGATTCCTGTCGCAGATTGAAGTATTACGCTTGAAGCTGACTGTAGTTTGATATATTCGGCAGCGGTTAACTGCCAATGCTCAGCGGTATTCTCTTTACATTTCTTAGTATAAAACGTTATTCTTGTCCCGTTAACATATCTCTCAATGTTTCCGGAATTTAATTGAAATCGTTGGTCGCCGTTTTCTAAATGAAATGTTTGGTGTCCCTTTATAATCCAAAACTTTTGATCCCCATTATTTATCTGGAAATGTTGGCTCCCACGTTCTAATCTAAAGATTTGGTATCCGTCATGTAATAAGAAGAATTGATTTTTACATTCATTCTCACCCTCGGTGAACGGCCACGGATTAAATTTGGCATCACAACCCTCATTGTCAGCGCCGTTAGGAATTGTGGTTTCTTTGTGTTGATTATCACAATATGTTTTAAAAACTTCACTTTCATGTTGGCTACTTGTTGTGAAATCATTTTGTCCACCAAGTTCAACAAAGTGATGTCCATTGTCAATGTGTAAATGATACCAACCCTTATTAACCGTTCTATTATAGTTTCCGTCGTCAAGATGCATATTATGACATCCACGATGTAATCTTTGATTAATGTCACCGTGTTCGACTTCCGTGTTGTCGTTTCCTCGATAAAATCTTGTATTTCTATCCACTTGATATGTTTCATTAACTTTGTTCATATAAAATCTATAGACAAAATCTTCGATGACTGTTTTTTCTCTTCCAGGGTTATGCTTTCTCTCCTCGAATCGTTCTAGATTTTTTGTTCTTGTCCCACCATCAATATCATCATATGTTATTTTATTATTCCCTCTTCCATTCCATTTTATTCCCGTTGTTACAATTGGAGCAACTTCATTACTCTGCCCCTCTTTTTTTATTTTTTCAGGGTTTGACTGGGCCGCCGGAGAACTTCCTGTTCCTCTTTGGCGCTCATAAATATTTTTTATCGATTTTTCATTAAGAAAATCCTCTTTTTTTCTTTGAGCATCCAGCTGAATATGTTCAACAAAGTATTTTGATGGATGAATATATGTTTTTCTTTCTTTTAAAATATCTGAGTCAACAATTTCTCCTTGAGAGTTTCTTTCCGTGGAGCACATTGGATATTCTGGCTTCCAATCCTTTCCTCCATTAAAATCATGCTGGTGATTTTTATCGTCATCGTTATATCCCCATTTACGCTCTGCCCAGAGGTCTAGCTCCTCCAGAGTCTCCAGCGGTGTTAATTTTGTACTTGGCTTTGTTTGGTATATTCCATCATATCCAGTAGTATCGTGATTTGCCTTCCCATCGAACGCTATTCTTATATCTGTTTGAAAGAAGTTTTGTGGAAAGATTGGTTGGTTCTCTAATTTCTTATATCCGGGAGGATCAACGCTATTAGCGGGCGCTCCCTCCTCAAACGTATTTTTTCTTGTTTGTGCGGGCCAGTCTTGAACTTGCTTTTCTTCATCTAGGTTATCATCATTTGGTGTTTCATAAAAATCCTTTTTATCACTATAATTTGTAGAATCGTCATATTGTTTAGATTTATCAAATTCATATAAATTATTTTTAAATTTACCATCTTTTTCTTGATAATCGGTAAGAAGTTCAATAGCCGGAGCACAAGCAAAATAAACAGGAAAATTGTGATCTCCTGCTTCAAAAAAGCAAAAAACGTGACTTCCAATATCCGGAACTTTATAAGTTCCAATATTTCGTAATCCTCCGCCGGATGTTCCAATTGGAGTTGCAGAAATCGCCCATGGCAAAGAATCTGTGGGGACATAATCTACATTATCACTATGAACACCAAGAATTCTAACTCTAATTCTTCCTGCCCTAGCCGGATCATTGGTGTCTTCAACAACTCCCCTATAAATATGAGGAAATTCTTGAACGTCGTCTCCATATAATTCAGAATTTACACCCACTGATTTCTCCTATGGACCCAAATGAACAAATGCACCAATACGCGAAAGATGAAGCTTTTGTGTATAAGGTTTTGTTTGCGTCCACGTATGATCAATTCCTCGAACAAACCAAGAACCTCCCAATTCTTCTATATTAGCATTTACACCTTGAACTTTATTTTTAACCTTAACCGTATCTCCCGGTTTAATTTTTATAATTCCATTGATTAGGACATATGTTCGACTTTGCGCCGCAATTGCCGTTAATAATCGATTGTACACCAACGCTTTTGTAAACTCAGAGTCTCCATCCCAACGATATCCTGTGAACATATGATAACCAAACATGTTATTAATGTCCTCAGGTGATTCAAATATGATATTCGGTCCCTGTGGTAATGGCCTCTGCAAATATCCTCTCTTATGTGTATACTGTTTCTTTTTAAACCAATTAAATCTTTCAGCGGTGGCCCCGGACAACCCTATTTTATGATATTGTTTTTGAACGAAATTCATATAATAATCTCGAATAAATGGTTTACTTTCTTGCGCCGCTTCCGCAAGAGATAAGTTTCGAATATCATTTAATTCAAGTTCCCATTCCGCCCCGTTCTTCATAATATGACGGAGAGATCTAAAATTAAAAATTTTATTCATATCAAAGTAACAAAAAAATCCAGCAGAGTTCCCCGTTTTTGCAAACTTTTTTAAATAATTTAATGTTTGATATGGACTCCAAAAGGGATTACAAAAACTTTCCAGTGGTTTATCTGTATTCTCAATCGTAGAACCCTTCTCATTTTCTTTTTTATATTGATTTTCTTTGTTCAAAAAGTTATCAAAAATATCATTGACAATATCGCTGATCTTTTTATTTTTATATCCTTTAGAAAACTTCCACACTTGTAAATTTCTGTACGATGGATATTGTGCGATATACAATGTTATCATATCATAACCATTAATCAATCGACCTTCTTCGATACCTTCTATATTAACAATTTCAAAACGTACCTTTTTCGTATCTTTGAAATAGTTTGAAAAGAATTCTATCTCTAGATAATCGTACCCGTCACGCATTAATGTTGCAATTCTATTAATCCCATCATCAAAGAATCGAACATACCCCGTAACACAAAATTCCTCAATTCCCTCGGCAAGTTTTACTTCTTTAATTTTACTAACTCCAAAAAAGAAATCCTTTCCGTTAATTTGCTTCTTTGTCCCATCTTTTTTAATAGGATAGACCTTTGGGATTTCTTTGTTGTGTGTTCCAAAAGTAAGGCCACCCTCAGTTTCCTCTGCCATTAACCTTGACTCCTATTAGTTTTATTTAATTCTTTTTGTCTTTCATTAAACATATGAACTAATAATTCAAATTCATCTATACTCATATTTTCGGATTCCGTAATCGAGAATCCTTTGTTCACCACATGCAGATTAAATTGTGAATATAGTATTTCCATATAGTCTTCTACAATTAAAAATCGTAGAAGAACATTATAAAATCCGACAAATCTACCTCGGTTGTTTGATTGCATTTATCACATTTTATTTCACTGAAACACTTATAAAATGTTCCAACATTTAAGTTTACCGCTTCTTTTATCTTTTTAAGAATTTCATAAGGTAAAATATTTATTAAATCAAATCGTTGATTTGGAGATAAAATATAAGCACAGTTGTTTTGAATATACGCCCTAACAAACATGGCACTGTTGACGAATCCTAGCGTTGATTCTGAATCACTTAGGAATATTTTTTGTGCCTCTATAAAATCACCACGAGTCGGAACTGATAGGTACAAACTAATATCATCCTTAATTGGAATAATATCAATTGGATTCACCATAAATTTGTCTTTCGTCTCTCTTAAATTGTTGATAGCATTCATTACACCAATCATTATGGGATTTCGACAAGATTTGTTCGAACAGAATATTTTTAGATTTTCATCCGAACCCCTGGACACTATTTTTAAAGCAATAATAGAGTAAATCCAATCGAACAGCGTTAAATCAGAGAATTTTATATTATTAGTAATACATCTCTGCAAAACAGTATCGATTGCATTCGTTAAAATACTTTCTCGGATATCAATATCTCGATCATAGTTTTCATTAATTTGTTTTTGATTTTCCTTTTCAATTGATTCTATGCTTTTTTCATAAATTTCAAACTGTTTTGTTAAAAATTTGTACTCTCCTACGGTCATGCTTCTCAATTGAATTCTTGTGGCGGGGTTAGATAATAATGAAAATTCATCGTTAAATAAATTATTCTTAAAATTTTTAATAATACTACTGAAATTTTCTTCATTTAGTGTTTTTATAGTTAAATTTTGATTATTTTTGGAATCCTCTTTGATTATTTTATACCCAACCGGTGGTGAGAACACGTTTTGATCGGATGTTTTTG